GATATACCGTTGCTGGTCGATGATATTCCCCATAAACGGATGAATCTCCGCATTGACATACGGATAGAAAGAGACGGTGAAGGGATGCGAGTGGAAGTCGTAAGGAGTCTCCCCCTCTGCTATCACCGTTCCGTCCTGTGCCATGAAGGTATAGAACCAATAGTCGTCCTCTATGAGTTCGTACTCTATGAGTGCCCAATCCTCCTGCGGCACTCCCACCTCTTGATACTGCTGTATTCTGAGTTGGTTCTCGTATATGACATGCTTTATGTCCTTCACCTCTACACGATACTCCACCTCATCCGCATTCTTTGCCAGAGGGTCGTAGCATTTGTATCGAGTCTTTGTCTCCTTTGTCCACACCTCAATGAGTCGGCAGTACGCCTCATCCGAAGCACGGTCAAAGGACATGTACGACAGTTTCTTTTTGTCATTGTGCTGCACCCCCGAAGAGCGGTAGTAACGATGCCTGTCCGTGTCCGTTATCTCGAACACCTTGTTTATCTCGTCCACCGTCCATCCGTACTCGTTGTTGCAGAACTTCTCGTAGAGTTCGCCTGGTGCCACCTCGTGCAGCACTCCGATGAGCCGTAGGCCAGAGAGACGCACGTCATCACCTGTCTCCCAGAACGCATTCTTTAGGCTGATATGGTCAGTCCACGCATGCTTTTGTCCATTTATCTCCTTTATCGTTTCCCTTGCTATTGCCACACCTCCGTCGAGATACTCTCCGAAGGCCTGCTTGAGCATTGACAGTTGCTTTGTCTTCTGCCAGTTCTGCTGCATTGTGGCCGTCATCATGTCCGAGAGCCACTGTCCGTCCTTCTGCACTGCAAAACAGTTAGGCTCTCCAGCCTGTTTTGTGTATAGTCCCACCACGGAGTTCTGAATGGAAATCATGACGTTGTTCTGGAGCGGCACGTTGCCCTTTCGCTGGATATACTCACGTTCCGTTATCTCTCCGTTTCTCCACTGGATGACATCGCCCCATTGGTCTTCGAAGACGTACTTATGCACCCTTTCGTAGTTCAGTCGCAGGTTCTCTCCGTTGTTCCACGCCTGCTGGCACCGCTCGTAGAGTTCGTAGTCGATACGTCTGTTTTTCTTTGACAGGGGATTTGTCACGGTGTTTCGCTTTCTGTCGCGCACCGAGTCGTGAATCTTTCCTGTGGCTTGTGAGAGTGTAAGAATATTGGCCATATTTTTCTCTTGTGGTTGCGACGTCGTCGCAACATAGTTGACATTCTTTTTATGCGGGCAAAGTTAATTTTTTGGGGTTGTGATATTTCCGAATCCGACCAATGAAGGTAGAGCGTTGAGGATTGAAGGTTGAGGGGGAGGGAGGGTGTAGGGTCGGATTCGGACTTAGAGTTTTGCGCATTAGTTATTTTTGCAGTCATAGAGTTTAAATATATAGATATATGGCTGAAATTACGAAGAAAACGGAAGTTGACGTTAACGGCACTCCTGCAGTGGAAGCCGAGCAGGCACAGGAAGTTCCTGCGCGTCCTAACCGAGACAAGTATGCCTCTATGTGGGCAGAAGACAATCCCGACGTGGACTTTGAGGACAAGGAGGCTCGTTATGGCCGTATGGCCGAAGACCGTGAGGACTTGCGCAACCTCAGGAACTCTGGCAAGAAGTTGTCGGGTATTCTTGACAAGCACCGTTGGGTTGGCGCCATGCTTATGGACGACGAGGAGAACCCCTTGGTGTGGATGGCCAAGAACGGCATTGACGTTAAGTCTGCCCTTGACGACCCCGAGGTGATGAACAAGGTCACGGACTCCTTTAACAGTTGGACTCAGAAGCAAGCAGATGGCGAGGCTGCGGAGGCTGCTCAGGACGAGGCTTTGGCTAAGAGTTACGAGGAACTTGATGCCCTTCAGGAGCAGTTAGGGTTCAGCGACGAGCAGAAGAACCGCATAAACGAATACTTCTGGGACGAGATATGGCTTCCTGCATGGCGTGGCGAGGTTAGCAAGGACGTATGGACTGCAGTTCTTCATGCTTTGAACTACGACCAAGACATAGCGAATGCCCGTGAGGAGGCTGCCATTCAGGCTCGCAACGAGAAGTTCTCGAACAAGGTGAAGAGTTTTGACGACACGAAGGTTCCCCCATCGTTCTCTCAAGGCCGTGGCCAGAGTCAGACATCGAAGCCGAAGAAGAGCAAGAGCATGTCTATGGACTTTGATGACATGAAGGAATGGGGATATTAGCGGCGACAGCGTCGCCGCATAGGAGACACAAGATGTTATTTTTGAAATTTATAAATCCGAAAAGAGATGAGAAAGATTAAGAACATTGATTTTATGCGAGTGCTCAGCCTTGTGCTGTTTGTGCTTGCTGTGGTTAGCGGTGGCGGTGCCATGGCAATGCCTACCGTAGTTAATGATGCCCCTATCGGTGACGAAGGCCCTGATGCACGAGACACCAACAATCCGGGCAATGAGATTGCCAACCCCGCCAATAATGACCTTCACATCCCTGGTGACGGCACTGTAGGCGAGACTCTGAACGGAACTCAGATGAGTTCTTCTCAACAGCGCAAGGAAGAGAATATCGACGACGAGTGGGACGCTGGTATCACCCAGTTTCAGCCGTGGCGTACTCCGTTACTCTCCATTGCACGTCGTGTCTCACGGAAGGTCAAACTTCAGAACTGGACGGTGAAGCATGCCCGTGTCGGCGGTGACACCCTTGACGGACGTACAATATCTGCTATCACGCAGGAGACAGATGGTACATTGAAGTTGACAACTTCAAACTTCTCTGGTTCTCTGAAGGCCTTCTACAAAGGCACTACAATCTTCGCACCTTTCGTTACAGGCTATGACATTGACGGCACAACAGTAGAGGGTTGCCTCGAGTTGTTCGTTATCGACGTTACCTCAAGTTATGTATTGGTTGCTGCTATCAACGGTCCGTTGAAGAGCGGTGCTACTGCTGGCGACACCTATGAGGTTCGTGAGTTCCCTGCAATCGACGGCGGCAAGGGTCTTCCTGCAAACTGCTACCTCTGTGCAGGTTCAAGCATCGCAGGCGAGAGTCAGTTGCTTATCACTCCAGAGAACTACCAGCCACGTTACGAGGAGTTCAGCGTTCAGAAGAAGTTGCTGAACATCGTATGGACTAACGACTTCGAGAAGGTGAAGAAGAAGATGCCTTGGCATGTTGCCGACGTTAAGGCCAATGCCATCCGCAACTACAACCTCCGTGCCGAGCGCACATACTGGATGGGTGCGAAGACCCGTATCCAAGTGGTTAACGGCGACCAGAGTGTTGAGGACGCATACGGAAGCAAGGGTATCCTGTGGCAGGTAACCAACTCATTCAGTGTTTCTCGTGGCCACATCACCGTTGGCGACTTGATTGCTATCAGTAAGTTGCAGCACACCACCTTCTCTCAGAACTCACATTCTTACGCATTCTGCGGTTCTACCTTCATGCAGTGGCTTCTCAATCTTGACATGGGCGACAACAAGCGCATCATCAAGATGGAGGACGTTAAGGAACTTGACATCGACTTCAAGAGACTGAAGACTACCTTCGGCACTACCGACTTCACATGGGATCAGGGTCTTGATGCTATCGGCATGGATGAGGTTTGTGTTGTTCTCGACCTCGAGGGCGCAACCCGTTATGTGAAGATGGGCGAGAAAGAGTTCACCAACGACATGTCTAAGGGCGCAGGTGAAATCCGTGACGCTAAGCGTGAGATTCACTACGAGGCAGACTGTATCGCCCTTCGCGGTTACAACTCTATCATCGTAGGTCCGAGCGACATCATCTTCTCTCTGCCTGACACAGCGTCTCGCACAAGTGTTGTATCTGCAGCCATGCTGCCTTCTTCGCCTGCTGCTGGCACTATTGTGGCACTGACTGAAGACTACACCGTTGAAGGTGACGGCGGTTCTACTACTACCTACCGTGCAGGTACTGTATGGGAGTACAGTAACTCTGCTTGGACTGAGTACAAAGGCTACACATCAGCCGTTTAATATACCTTGATTTGGTAGGCTGCACGGGATGGTGTGGCCTACCTTATTTAATATAAAGACAAGAAAAACATGGCAACAAAGATTTACAAACTAAACCAGAAGAAGAACGTAGCCATCTTTGACGTTCCTGTTAACGACGGCAAGATGATGGTGACGTTTACCTTTAAGGACGGCAACCAATTCATGGCCAACATGCCCGCACGCTGCACGTTGCGTGACGAGTTCTATCAGAACCTTTTGGAAAGCACCCAAATGTTCAAGAGCGGTGTTATCAAACTTGAGCGCACTATCGAGGACAAGCCGAAGAAGGCTGCCAAGGTAGAGAACACGGCGAAGCAGGAAGAGAGTGTCACCTCTCCCGAGCAGGCCATAGAGTATGTTTTCAACACTTGGGGCATTGTCGTTAAGAGCGGCAAGCAGGCAGTTAAGATAGCGCTGCAGAAGGGTGTTGAGTTCCCGTTCCTTCAGGAGAAGAATACGGAGAAGTAGGGGTGTTGGCGATTGGCGGTTGGCGGTTTGCGGCGACGGCGTCGCCACATAGGAGACCGAATGATGGCGCAGCATAGGCAACCGTTATAGAGAACTTTTTTATTATGACAGTTGAGGATATTATCAAGGACGTGAGATGGTGTTATGACGAGGAGGCTCTGAACATTGCGAGTTTCCCCTCTGCCACCGCTGGCGACGATGTGTTGATGAACAACATCATCAAGTCGAAGATTAGTGATGCTGTGCGCTGGATATGTCTTTACGCTCCTGCCGAGTTGCTTGGCGGCAGCGACGAGGAAGATCACGGCACAGGCATCCTTGTTGACGGAAGTGTAGAGGCATCTGACATCACCCCCGTTGCTATGGGCGGGGACACCGTAGCAGGCCGTTTTCCCACCAGCGAGAACTATATCAAACTTGCGAGGGTTAGGGTTAGCGGTTGGCACAGGGCTGTGAAAGACCCTATCATGGAAGACTCCGACGAGTATCTTCAACTGTACGACCCCAACGGTGCTACGGCTACTGCCGACAGGCCGCAGGCTGCTCTTATCGAGAAGACGGTGAGGGAGATAGAGGTATGGCCGTGGTCGAGTGGCCAGAGCATTGAACTCACCTACGTCTCGGAGGTTGGCGACAACTCTTTTGAGGTGGAGGTCACTCCGCAGGGTGGCGGCGGGCCTTATATGGAGACCCACTACCCTCTTCCTCCGAGAGTCAAGACCTCTTTTATCTACTACCTTGCGTTCCTCACCCTTTCGGCCTATGAAGACTCTCGTGCCGTGAGGATGCTGGAGATAGCGAAGATGAGTCTTTCGAGAACTGAAAACACCCAGAACATCAAATGAGCAGAAACGGAGAGATAACAACCATCAACGGAGCATGGAGCGAGGAGGAGAACGCCTGGGTGTCTGACGTATGGTATCTGACAGGCGACTGCTGGCTTGAGGTGACGTTGCCCGGAAAGGGAAGGATAGTCATCGAGAAGTCGGAGACTGCGGACGGCCCATGGCCTAAGTGTCTCAAGTCTGGATGGACAGGCCCCGAGTTCAGAATCCGCATTTACGGAAGCACTAAATACAGGTATGTGAAGATATTCCTTACCGAAGAGCCCGAGAGGATACAGTTCTCTAACACGCAAGGGCATGCTATCCAATCGCAATGACATTGCGATATACAAAACAAACTCGGGGGAAATAAAAAAATCCCCCGACTTTTT